ACCGGAACCATAACCGGAATCGTAACCCTCACTATCGATCATCCGGCACTCCATACAGGAATCGATTCGATGCTCTTTTTCGCTTTTGGTGTGACGTCTAGGATCTCGCATGCTTCGATAATCTCGTGCATTCCATTTAAAGGAGCGGGTACTTTGCATTCATCTGGATATTTAACGCCTTCGTTGGCAAGCTCATGCAAAGAAGCTGCGCCTTTCCAATACCAGATACGGCGAGACTTACTTAGCCACACCCTTTTCCCATCTTTACTTTGTTTTTCTAAGTAACCCGCTGAGACTCCGGCGGCATAACTTCTAACTATTACATAGCGTTTCTTTTTCATTCTAGGTTCTCCTATTAGTTTTCAAGCTGGCACTAAACCAGATCGTCCCATTCATCGCGCACATACTTAAGACGTGATTGCATCAGCGAGTAGACCGTGACTCCTTGAGCTTTACACTCTTTACAGATGCCATCTGCTCTACCAGTATTTCTCCCACATCTCACAATGCACAAACCCTTGTCGCCAGAGTTTGTTCTGTCTCTGATACGCTTTTTTTGTGCTTCCTTGGCTTTTTGCTCTCTTGTAAGCATGACTTATTTAAAATGGAATATCGTCATCTGTAAGCGGCGGAATACCATCATCTTTCCGATCCAATATCGACTTATTGAACTCATTAATAAACATGCTCATAGCCTGATAATCAGAAAGCAATACCCCGTTGATCTGATCGCCCTTAGTTTTCTTTGAATCTATCCAAGCTTTATATCCAATAATATCTTCCTCAAGCATTGACCCAAGTCTTGTGCCTTTATTCTTTCCAGTCTTCATGACGTAATCACGCGGAGCTGTTGGCATAAGCTCTGGTTGTACGCTTGGTGCCTTTGCGATAGGGCCTCTTATCGGAGTAGGTGTTACTCCAAAGTTCTTAGCCATAGGTCCAGTTGTAGCACTCCTTGCATCATCATCCTCATCTGCTGCAACTCCTAGAATCGCAGTAAGAGAGTAGCGCCTAGCATAAGTGATACATGCACCTAGTGCTTGCGCTCCCGGCTTCTCAGAGTGAACCGTAAGTTCACCCTCTAACCACTCTCCAGAAGAGTGCATAAGCCTTGTAACCACTGTTACCGAGTTGGTTGTGGAGCTTTTACAAGTCTGTGACACCACAAGGCCACACTCTCCCAGCGGCGCTCGTATAGAAGCTAGAATATGATCCAGGCTTGCGTACCTGTAACCATACCCCTCGCTGTTCTTTTCTATAGGCGGGACCTTGGTTTGAAACACAATAAGCGCCTTAATAAGCGCGGTAATACTCTGAGATGTTTGCATTTGGGTAACTCCTTTAGGTGCTCTTGTATTACAACTGTGTGTACACTTTAGCAAGCTTTAGACTTGCTTGCCTATAGGAGTTCTGGCAGGTTGGTTTTGCTAGTGTCCCCAGAAGACATTAGCACACATCATTGGGTAATCTCCTTGGGCTTGGATGGGCTTTCTTTGCGGATCACATCATTCAGGCCCAAGGTACCCCAAAGACTCCCATCCTAGTTTCACTTCATTAACTTCATTAATACCGCGATGGTAACTGGAATAAGTCCTGCAAACATCCCCCAGATCCCACTCTTGATTTTAAGAGTAGCAATCTCAATGTTCATCTTGGCTAGCTCCTCATGGAGCGATTCTCTGAGATCGTCTATGGACGCATCAATACTTCTATTATTCTCGTTGAGCCTTTCTAGCTCAGTAAGAACATGTCTTCTCCACTCATCCCAGCTATCCCTGGAAGTCCTTTCCATAGACTATTGGCCTCACTTCTTGCTCCTTGGCTATCAATCTGAATATCAGCTGCGCTAAACTCAAGGGCGTCAGTTTATATTCTTTAACGAAAGCTAAGAAATTGGAACCCGTAATCTTGTTTTTAATCAGCCAATCCAAAGCTTCGTCGCATCTCGTAAGGCGTTCCATGACATACATAAAATAAAGCATATGCGAATTCGCAGTTTGTTCTGCGAGGACTTTTAGAAATCGCTCTCTTCTCTCAGGGGACATCTGTGGCTTTGTTATCAGCATCTCTTAGCTCCAAATAGAAAGCGTAAAAGCGGTCTACCGCCCTTTGATTAATGTACAATCCACCATCTGTCTTAATGGCACTACCCGCATTGTAAGCTGCATATATCCTAGCTGGATCATCCCCATGAACTCGCTGCTTAGCTTTTAAATGCCTACAACCATACTCAACACCCATCTCAGGCATGATCAGCGAGGTAGGCCAACGGTAGTCATAGTCTTTCTCTCTAGCCAACCCATGCTCATAGGCCACTCCACCCATTACCTGACACAACCCGTAACTAGTCTTTTGCATCTGCTCCATGGTGTCAGGAGTACAGCCTATATCTTGCGCCAACATATTGACGTTAAACGTCCAGCGGTAGTTTCTCTCGTACCTAATAGCAAATGGATTGCCAGCACTCTCCACCTGAATAACAGCCGCAACTAGGTTTTGATCAAGACCATATTTGAGAGCTTTTTTTTGAATCAAATACCAATCAAGCTTTTTAGCCCAATTAGGTATCGCCTTCATTCGTAGTTGTAATCCCTAGTCTTAGGCTTTGGATAAGTATCCCCAAGAAAGATACTTGGTTGCTCTTTAGGCTTACTAACTTGCGTAGCCTCACCACGAGCTAGGTCTTGATAAAGCCTTCTTGTAGCTGCCTTTGCTAGCACCGCTCTTTCAAGTCTAGGATCTTCTTTTACATGCGCAACGAGATCAGAGCCTTTAACAGCACACGCCTCCAAAAGTGTCCGCGCATCCGTAGGAGAGAAGCAAACGTAATTTCCTGTCGCAGCAAACGCGATAAAATTAACTTTACCATCTGGGTCCACGCATTGAAATCCACCACCACCTGGATCAGATACACAAGTAGTTACTCGGATGCCTTTTCCACATCCAACACTAAGCAAACTACAAGCGAGAAATAAGCTTGCCAATCTCACGCGCGGCCTCAATTCTAGCCGCACTCGCAGCCTCTTTCCCAATTTTGTTTTCATCCACTTCACCAAGCTTTGCAAAGATAACTCCAGCGTCTTGAATGAACTTCTTGGGGTTATCCCCGACAATGCTTTTAAAGAAACTAAACGCATCTCTAAACAATTTTACAATGTCTGGAATAGCCCCAAGAGCTGCTAGAAAATTAGCCATTACTCACCTAGAGAAACTTTATCCTTAGTAATAAACCTGAGCACAACCGCAATTGCACCCCAGATCATACCAATAGTCTCAATGTGAGCCGCATTTGAAATCCACTCAGACACACCAGGAACAAAAGGAGCTAGTGCAGTCACTACTCCAAGCCAAATCGTTTTAGATAACCAAGGTTTTTTTGATGCTTCCATTTTTCCCCCTTCAGGATTCTAGTTCTCAGTCTATATCAAAAAGCTCTTTTGCTATAGCCTTCAAAGCTTGCTTACAACCCGCCACGTTAGTGATGTCGTTGATCTGTGCCAGCACCGCTCTTCTGGCTTCCTTAGCAGCCCTTTTAGCCTCTTTGTCTGCAGCCTTTAATGCTTCAGCTTGCTGGTACGCCGTAAGCTTATTCTGATCTACTACTAGGCTACTTCCGAGCCTTACAAGACCACCAATGCTTTCAAGAAGTGCCTGATTAAGGGCTCCATCTTTTCTTGTATCCCACAATACTAAACCGGTATTAACAGCTCCTCCCTCTCCAACCTGGATAAGCTCTTGGTTCCCATTTTCAAACTCTACGATTAATTTATGCAATGTAATCTCCTTTTAAAGGCTTAACTAACCTGATCTTAAACGCTACTGGATTACCTGTTGAACTAGCAGATCCATCCGTATGTGGCCTAACTAAGTCACCCTTCTTTAGGATCACCAATACACCTTGTTGACCACCCGCTTCAGCTGTTCCTGATTGGTTACTAAAGTGAGATATTTTCTCTGATAGGTTACTTAATGACCCAATGTTGGTTGTTAACTGAGTTGTGTTAACTGATACACCAAACTCATGAGCTGCGGTGTCCGCGCGTTGGTCTCTGTATTGTATGAAGTACCAACCCGTCTCATTAATTGTGAGTACCGTTCCTAGGTTAGCGTCATCACTATAGCTTATCGCTGTGCCAACATTATACTCTACAACACTAAACCTTCTAATCTTGGTGCTTGTAGCTCCATGTCCGTTACCCGTATGAAGCGATACTTCAGACCTAATAACGGAAATGTGATCTCCATCAGAGATGTCACCAGATCCATCATTAAAGAAGCTACCAACCATTCTCCAAGGATTATGTGGGTGATACCATCCCCTTAGATCAGGGCGGTAATAGGGTGATATATCTGAAATTACTGTGTCACCAAGATCTGTCACATAAGCGTAGTAATAAGTAGAGTTTGCCTCTGACGAACTATACATGTCAGCAGGAGCTGCTAGATCCGTAGTGATATTCCAATCAGGAGTTGTGCTTCCAAAGCGGATGGTCCTTCCGTTCACACTCAGTGATGCATTGTAATCATCTGCTATAACAATTTCTGATGTGCTCTTTTGGAGCCTAATGTTGATCTCTGAACTTGTAGCAGCGTCAAAATCCACACACCTTGCAGCAATGCAACTTGTGGTGTTAGATGCCACAACACCAATATAGGTTCTTGTAACAATCTGAAAACTAGCTCCATCATAACGCTTCCAAAGAGCATTAGATAAATCAAACCAGTAATCACCCGTTACAGGAGAACCAGGGCTTTCTGCAGCATAGACTGGGTTTGTATAGGTAACATCTACTGTAGTCCCATCGCTATCCAAGAACACCCAAGCAGCTTTCAAAAGCGTGATCGTGTCGTTGTTAGCAAACTTGATTCTCTTAACCGGAGCTAGTGAGCTATTGTAAAAGTATCCCCTGTAAGCTCTGGATAGCTTTGTTGATGATTCAATAAACGCTACAAAGTACTCGTCATTAGATCCGTCATTAATCTTAAATGCTTGCCATGTGCCGACTAAGCTAGAGATCTCTGATCCCATGGCATCTACTGTGATGTCTGGACCACCACCATATTCACCCCAGGTCCTTGTTTGCTCTTGGTCAGCTGCAACCGCATCATTAACCAAACATGTGTTGTTAGTACTAGGAGCAGCCGTCAAAGAGCTTTTTGTTAGATCAGCTGACAGCGTGTAGCTTTGTCCGTTAACGTCATAGATCAAAGATGTCGTAAGACCCTTAACATCAAAAGCTAATCCTGATCCGCTAGGAGTAAGAAATGCTGGCTGGTTAGAAGTCGTCCTCGTCTTACCTGAGATAACTCTGTAAGGAGGAGCTGCTACTTGAGAAACATCTACTGATGCACCACCAACTACCAGTGCTCCCGCTCTTAGCGTACCCCAAGGGATAGACGCCGTTCCAAGGTTCTGACCAGATGTAGGTACACCTGATGAGTTTCTTCCTACAAAATCCCCATTCAGCGCAGTCTGCAACTCGTTTGGATCTGTCGCGAAAATCGTAGCGCCTGAGACCTTTGGCGTTAGTGTATTTGTTCCCATTAGTTCCCCTTATTCATATTCCGTGTACTCATAAAGCCCAGCGCCGTAAACTGATGGATTCCATAGTACACTCAGATCAGTGTTTTCAATATAGACAGAATCACCGTAAACCGCAAAATCATAAAGCGAGTTGCCTGGCACGTCAAAGACACCGTCAAATACATCCGATCCAACCTGGCGGATCTTAAGCGTTGCCGTAAATGACTTAGGATCTTCTACAATCTCTATAATCTTAAAGCTCAAGCGCGGAGCTAGATACAACGACCCGTATGTCAAAGGATACGGTGTTAGGTCATCATCATATTTTGCCACGTCATACACTGGCAAAAAGGTACCAGCTGGAGGCTTTGCCCTAAGCGGGTAGTTAATAGACACCCTGTCCAACAGATCAAATCCAAGAGCCGTTCTTATTGGAACCTGTACCTCTAACTCAATCTTAGGCGCTTTGAACTCATCCAGTAGCGTCTGAGCGATTGTCGCCTCTGTCTCTGGAGCTGTTATGAATTCCAACTGGAAAATGGACTGCCTTACTCCATAGTCTTGGGATAGCCCCGAATTAGACGCTTCCGTATCGTTCACTAAAACTGAGGTGAACATCCTATGGAATCCAGAGTTGTAATTGGAAATGTTGATGATGTTCTCTCTGCCAAGCCCATCTGACTTTCCATAAAGGTACAGAATTGGCCTTGTAAGGTTCTCCACCCTAGATCGGATAATTACGTTTAAAGATGAGTCTATTGTCATTACAGAGTTGGTAGATAGAAGTAACTCATCTAAAGCCGACTTTGCTGGCTTGTTATCAAACGCAGTCCCCACGTCTATCGCGTAATCAATGCCAGGATTAATGTTCAGCGCGTCTACACCAAGGATCTGCTCAATTCTGTTGGTGCTAAGTATAGACAGCATCGCCGCACTAGCTAGTGTGCCTGAGCTAATAAGACCCGCTGGGACTTTGGTGTTCCTGATAATAGACGTTAGACTCAATACCTTAAATGTGATGATGTCTTTGACTACATCAAGACGCGTGGCTTCCTCATTGATCAAACCATTGAAGACTATCGTGTCAGTCTCATTATCCTCGTTGTCGTATTGCTTGAAAACTATGGTGACTTTGCAACCATCACGACCAGCAGGAAACATGCTCCTAGTATCTTCTTGTGTGTTGAAGATACCGTCTTTATTAAAGCCCTTTAGATTAATGTCGTCATAGGTGTAAACGCCAAATCCATAATCCCCTGAGTCTATGGTTCGCTTTACTTTTTGCAAACCATCAAGGCGTATACGGTCTGTGACATCAACCTGTGTTCCATAGGAATTAATGCTAGCTTTTGGCGTAAATAGGACTTGATACCTTACGCCAGACAACGCGCTCACACGGCCTCCGTGAAGCTGATCTTTTGATTGATTTGATTGATGTACACATTGTCTGAATAGCTAATGTCAAAGTCCTTATCAATCTGCATCTCGTAGAGATCTTGAAGCCTAAAGCCGCGAATGGCGTATCTAAAATAATCAGATCCATACCTTCCACCACATAACCACACTAAAAAGTTATCTTCTCTCTCAAACAGCGTAACCATGAGATCTAAATCACTTTGAAAGCTTGCTGGATAATCTTTAAAAACAAGCTGGAAATCAACCGATTCCTCGGACTTTTGAACGGAGTCCTTACCTGATAGCATCTTGTTAACGCGTGTATTCCTAGATTGCGTCATGCTAGCTACACCTGGATAGCCAGTTAAGGTGCCTAACTCAGAGGTTGCGACAATACGACTAATGTATTTCTCCGCATCCACTGTCTGGGTATTAGTCACAGTAATCTCAAGTGATGTTGTAGTTACTTGGGTGAACTCGTAATAAGAGCTATTAAGCGCGTAGGTTGTCTCGGAGATGTTGGACTGCGTTGCTCCATTCAAGGTAACAACGTTTGCAAAGTTAACATAAATACCGCTCGATAGGTATTTGACGGTATAGGTTTTCCAGTTGTGGTCCGTTAAAAGGATCCTATCTATACTCTCTGTTCCATCAAAGGTGATGATAAGCGTCTCGGTGACACCGTCAGATGCGCCCACACTTCTCCAATGAGTCACAGAGTTCTTGTCTAGTGCTCTTGATGCGGAGGCGTCTCCGCTAGTAGCTGTGATGGTAGCCCCATCTACAAATAAGCACTTACTTTTCTCAAAGAACTTTATGCCTCCAGTGATCACGCGAATGCCCTCGATATGCCTAATGCGGTATCTTCATTTTGCCTTGCTGTAAGTACTTGCGAGGCTTCCGCTCCATCAAACCCAATCATGACTGCAACGTTACCACCGCCACCATTACCCGTATCCACCAAAGACGCTTGATTGTTTCTTGAAGCTGCAACCGCATTGATCACTTCATCAAAGCTCTTCCTAGGTACAACCAATTCACCAGGAGTTAGAAGTGCTGGCTGAGTGTCTGTGAACCCTCGCCCTACAGGATTAACTCCAGGCACCACACCACCAGACGCCGCTGCTGTTACTTTCGCAGCTTGCTCTACACCAAAGGCTGTAATAGCTGCAGCCGCTGCAATACCCAAACCAGGACCAATGAATGGTATTCCAGCAAGGGATGCGTAAGCTGATATCGCGCCTTCAGCGGTCTTGATACCAATCTGAACCAACGACGCCGCTTTGCCGATGCTTTTTAATGTTGCGTTACCACTAGTTGCGAGCTGCGCAAGACTGTCAATCGTCTGCTTCTTGCCTTGAATTTCTTCCGAGTTAATCACCTTATTTAAGGCAGCATAGGTTGCTCCAAACTTAACTCGGTCCTGCATCTCCTTGTTGTTGGCATCAATTGATTTCTTTAAGCGATCTTGCAGAACAGTGTTTCTAGCGGCGTTCTCATTTTGTAACTGAGTTCTAAGTGTTTCCAATGCAGCCGCGTTGAACTCTTGTTGTCTCTCAGCATTAAGAGCTGCGTATTCCTCATTTTGAAGTGTGAACTCTTCAAGGAATGTTGTGTACTCGTCTGTCTGAACAATACGCGCTTCTCTTTGAGCTTCAATAATGGCTTCTTGCTTAGCCTTCTCATCTTCTACTTCTTTGTCGTTTTGCTCTTTCCTGACATTGTTGTACTCATCAATCCCAGATACAAACGCGTCTTTAATAGCCGCAAGTCCAGCGGTAATCTTGGCGGTATCTAACGTGAATACCCCAGCAAGGATAGACGTTAACCCTTGCCCCAATGCTGCAATATTGTTTGTAAATGCCTGGAAAACGGCTTGCATTTGCTTAAAGCGCAGATTCCAATTGAGAGCTAGATCAGAGATCACTAGGATCAGTAGACCAATGCCTGTAGCTCCTACAATTCCTCTTATACCACCGCCAAATAACTCAAGAGCAATGCCTGCGAACTTTATAACTTGCGATAGTTTATTGAATGCTAATACCGCGCCGACAATGACCGTAACAGACCCAGTGAGTGCGGCCCCAACCTTAATGATATTTGCGATCATATCAATAAGTGGACCGTTATTAATTACCGCCTGAAAAAACGCTGTAAGCTTTTTAGATATATCTACTACTGTTGGAGCAAGCCTTTTGCCTATCTCCTCAAATACGTCCCCAAATACATTCTTTAATTGGATGAGTGATCCAAGACCTTGGGTTGCTGCTTCTGCTTGTCCACCAAAGCGCCTATTAAGGGCTCCAACTACCTGCTCTAGTTTTTCCGATGCGGTAGCGGACGTGTTGATAGCTACGCCGTATCTTGCTAGAGCGTTAGTGCCAGTGCCTATGGACTTTCCAACAAGAGAGGCTGCTGTTTGTAAATCTACGCCTTGAGCCTGTGCAAAGTCTAAGGTCGCCTTAGTCAGCTCTTTAGTGACTTGCTTGTTCTTTGTGTAAGCCTGCAGCTGGGCCTGAGCAGCAACTATAGCCTCATCGCCATAGGTAGTTAGGCTTTGAAGCTCAGATGCTTGTTCTTGATATTGTTTTGAAAGCTGCTCTGAGAATATCCCTTGCGTCTTAAGAGCTTGATTAAGTGTGTTGACGGCTTTTTCTTGCTCGCCATACGCTTGGATAGACTTGTAAATAAGACCAGTGAAACCAGCGAATGCTACGCCTGCTTGGACGCCAACGCTTTTGAGTGAGTCTTCCAAAGACTTGGTAGACTTCTTTATCTCGTTAACGTTTTTGCTAAACTCGTCAGCGTTTAAATTGACTTTAATCTCGTTGTCAGCCATCCACTCACTTCTTTGCTTTTGCTCTTAGCCCCGACCTAAGTAACGCAGCCTTCATCGCTCTATCGGCGGCTTTCTCCTCCTCGTCCGTAAACGGAGAAGCCACAGGAGAACTGATAGCAGCCTTGGTTTTTATTTTATGGCCAAACAGAGCCGCTTGCATAGCGTAATTATTATGTCGCCTTACGTCTATACGCTTGAGTGCAAAGTGAATCTCTCTCATTGTCATACAAGAGATCTGTGTGAATGTGTAACCGTACTCTGAAGCTATAGTATCAAAGATACCAGCCCAGTCCGTTACTACTTCGGACGAGCTGTCTTTTTTTTTGCGCTTTCTACGAGCTTCTTCTCGGACTCATCAAGTACAGGCTGTGATGCTCCAATGATCTTAAGCATTGCTTGCAGGACCTCTAGTTGATGCTTCTTTCCAACAATGGACCGCATTAGTAACTCAGGTCCTGTGACTCTAACAACTATCTCGTCACCTTCATCCGAGTAGGTCTTTTCTTCTCTAGGAAGAAAGTCGCTCTTATCAGTTAGCTGCCTAAAGATAATCTTTGCTATGTTTTGCATGTCTACATCAGCAAATATCTTTTGAAGCTTCTCTTGCCCAAAGACTCTAGCCATCCAAGCCTCATCCTCAAGTGTCACCTTCTTTAGGGTGTAAAGCTTCTCCACACCATTTGGGTAAAGCACTACTTGAGCTTCTTCTGGAATCATGTCTTCAAGACGGATGTCAGCCATTGATTTTCTCCTAACTTAATGTATCGATGTAATACAATGGATGAACGTATTCAAAAAGACAATCTGAATGTAGTGGTGACTGTGAGGCTAAGTAGAAGGCTTTTTCTTAAACTCAAAGGATCAGCCGACATGTACGCAGAGGGAGATCGGTCTTCTTGGATTAGGTACCTTATCGACTCTTATGCTCCAAAGCTTATAACCCCAAAAAGAAAAAGGGCTAAGAGATCACCATGACCCCTTAGCCCCATCAGTTGATTGGTGTTTTGAACTTATACAGCGTCAGCAAAGCGCATAGAGAATACGCCGTTGCGTGTGCTGTCAAAGAAAGCTTGAGCGGTAACAGAAGCTTCCGACCAAGTGTTTTCCTCAAGTCCAATAGGAAGACCTACTGCCTTACAGCGGTACAAGTCAAACTCTGCCATCTGACCGTTTCCACGCTGCTTAGCTAGTACAATAGCTCCAAACTCAGGGAATGAGTCTGAGCCGCCTCCAATAACAACGTCCACTGACGCACTGTTGATAGGCTTAGAACTAAAGTAAGCCGTATCTCCAGCTGTCATGCCAATAGTGCCAGATCCACCTGTTAGCTCTAATCCTGTTCCAGGTATTTCAACAGCCGTAGAAGCAGTGATTGTGAGCGCCGTTGCCGTGATCTTTAGCAAATCGTTTTGGTAAGTAGCATCAGTTCCACGAGCAAAATCAATGTCCGTAGCTGCGTACACATCAACCGTAGTTGTGCTTGCTGCTTTAACTACATACTGAGCAAACTTTACATCAGCTGATGATCCAGACTTAAGACCAACAGATGCGATACCTGTACTTGCCTGAAGAACCGAAGTGCCTTTGCCGTTAGCTAGAGCAGTAACAGATCCTGAAGTCTGAGCAGATGTAGTGGTAACTGCCTTACCTAGAAACAACTCAAATACGAAATCAGGATATTCCCGAAATGTAAGAGCAATCTCAGCTGTGATGAGTCCGTCTTCAACATGGTATGGAAACTTTGAAGATCCACCATTGAGAGCGACAAGCTCACCTGAGAAGTTTAACGAGGAAGATCCTAAAACCTTCAACGTGCCATAGTACTCTTTTGTTGAGGTGTTGTACGGTGTCACAGAATGCACACCGAAAAACGACCTTGGATTACTTAACGCCATGATAGACCCCCATTATAGTCGAATTATTCAGGTACATAACTGCACCTCGTTTTCATACTCTACCGTTAGAGTTGCCTCCAGATAGTAGATATCGACTCTATCCCCACCCAAAGGCAAAAATTGCACGCCTGTATCACTGACGTAAAGTGTTCTTTGAACAGCCATAACTCCAAGCTTTGGAGTAGCTGCCACCGCGTCAAGTACCGCTGTTAAATCTTCAAACAATTGCTTTTCTACAGACTTCCGCTCTGTAATGTTTCCCTTAGTAGCAAACTTCCGTCTGGTTAAAACAATCAGTAAATCCCTAGACCTTTGCTCTTGTCCTGAGTTCTCATTACCCAGGATGTTTACTCCTAGTCCAAACTTGATCCCATACGCTGCTGATAAAGAGATCTGAGAATCACTCTCTAGGAAGTATGGATTAAGTAGCTGCGCGTGAGTTGGTAGCGCAGTAGCTGCCATCGTATTAAGCGCATCAAAGATATCTGAAATCGCACTCATCTAATACCCCTAGAAATGCTTCCAAATAGTTCTCCACGACCCACTTGCCCATCCTCATCTTGATCAAAGGTAAACCGCTTAATGGAGAGCAAGTCATTGTACTGCTTTAAAGCGTCATCTCTTTGACCCTCAAAGCCTGAGCCAAGCTTGTTATAGATCAGTGCAAGAGTTCTGTAGGCACTTGCCATAGATACATCATCTAGTCTTAGTACTTGCCCTGGATGGGAGATCCAACCTCTTGCTTTAAGATCCGTAATCACATGCAAAGAGGCAACAAGGGTCTGCTCTACCCAATCAGTCTTAGCTGCGTCCCAGCTTGTTAGGTAGTTATCAATCTCAGGATCAATACCCTCTAGCTGCTCATCGTTACAAAATGAATACCCTATTTTCTTAAGCTTCGTTCCTGTTGATAGATCAGCAGAAAACTTAAAACGCGCAAAATAACAGTCGTAGATAACCACACTAGACTGTAGGCCAAACGCTGTGGGCTCATCTCTAGTATCTTCCACCTTTTCCCAAAACTCATCCCTATCAGGCTGAAACTGAATCACTCCGTCTCTAGCCAAACTCTTTCCTGATAGTGCCGACCCATCCAACACGTCCACAGCAGGAGTCCATGCTTTTCCATCCCAAAGATCCACAGATACTACTGAGGCGTTGGTGTTGGCTGTGTGTATCTCAACAAAGAGATTATTGAATGGCATGCTCTGCGCCACATACAGATAGTCTTCAGTACCAACTACCTCAAATGTAACTGACGCGTCTTCTTGCAAGCCAAGACTAATGTCGGTGATTGTCCCGTTGTCCGAATAGAAAGCTCTAATCCATTGAGTAAGTAACATCACAATCCCCTATAGTTTTTCTTCTACGGTATTAGTTTGATATAAAATATTTAATGCATCCATAAGTATTTGATGGGTTTTTCGGTTAACATTTAATTGAGCTATGGCGTTATCCAGTAACTCAAACGCTCTTTTTCTTGCCTCATCGTCTTTCATAAATACCTTAGTTCAAATCGTCCCATGTACTGTTAGCGTAACCCTGAAATTTATCGGTAGAGGTGTTATAAATTATCATTCCATCAATGGCGGTTAATGCGTTTCTTGCTGTCGTATCCATGCGCGACACAACTAGGCTTTTTGTTGACGACTTTATCTCCATAGCTACGCTGCTATTAGTTACTGTGTCATCACTTCCAGCTGTCCCGCCAATGAGGATATTTCCAGCCATATAATTATGAATGCCTGACGACTCATAAAACCCCCAAGAGGTTGATCCTGGATCACCAAAAGGAAGATCCATCTTAAACCCGTAAAGCTTTGTCACGGTAGTTACTCCGTTTGGTATAGCTACAGAGCGACATATATCCAGCTCTGAAATTGTTCCGCCACCAGCACCAGGATCTAAGCTCAGCGCACAGGTGGCTCCGGATACGCGGTCTACAACAGAACCAGCTCCAAGACTAACAACAGACGGCATAGCCATTGCCGACAGCCCTACTAGATTTGTAGATACTGTTGCATTGTCGCCTACGTTCATTAGCATTGCCGTATTTACACCAATGACATCCCCAGCTGTTATTGTGTCATTGGCGTCTACTGCCACTCCAGTGACAAATGAATGGATAGTAAATGGATTAGACGTTCCTGATACCAAGTCATAATTATAAAATAGATCAGCCTTCCCTGCGCTAATAGGGCCATTTATCCTAACATCACCCTGTAGGTCCGCCGCAAATACCTGTCCCGCATTCTCTCCACTTGTAAATGGTGTTGCGCTAAATGGTGTCTGCGCGTTAGATGCCGTTCCTGTAATTGTTGTTGTGATCACGCTAGAAAAGCTCGTATCACCATCTAATGCCGCTTTAATCTGTGTCGCTGTTGATACTCCACTCTCTATCTGTACCGACACATCTGTTCCAGATATAGACACTACTTCTGCACCTGCCGTTGCACCAGAAGTGTACGCCATAGTGTAGGTATTATTGTCGCCAACGGCTATAAACGTGAATGTTAAATCCTGTACTGTAAGAGTGGATGCAGCTCCTGCATATGGAGTAACACTGTTCATGCTCGCTTGAAACGCGGCGACATACCTACCTGATGATATGGTTGGAGAAACGCTAACACCACGAAAAGAACCATTTAGATTAAATGATCCAATATTTCCACTAACACCAATACCAGTTACTGATCCGTTTCCGTTTAGAGCTGTGACTGTTGGATTTATATTCAATCCAGTATAATTACTATTGTTTCTAATCTCTGCTAGATTTGGTGATGCATTAAAACTTATGTGCCCTGGAGCCTCGCACTCAATATTGCACGCATCATAAAACGGCTTAATGTACGCATTCGATGCTGCAAATGATGCATCCTCATCAACCGTTGGTTGAAATCCGTATCCCTGTAGTGGCCCAGTTACGGTGACATTTGCCGCAACGTTACCAAAACCATAACAGTATGATACGCCCTTTAAATCAATTGGATCTGTACCGTTACCAATGGCAAAGTTGTTTTTAATAAAAGCAACGTCACCAATATTACTAGTCCCGCTGTGGGCTACATAATTTGAGATCACTCCGGCTGCGGTTCCATTGGTTCCTATGTCAAACCCTTGATTATCTGTGTCGAATTGGATTTGATTATTTACTAAATTGTACCCCCTATCCGGAGTATCGTCAGCAGCGTTTATAGAAGCCGTAGTAAAGTAAAAGTCCGAAAATCCTGACGTATTTGGCGCATCAACATTTAGTGAGATATCTAAACCATTTAAAGCATTTATAGATGTATCTGGCGCAGCAATCACAGCGCCGCTTCCATCGGTAGCCAGTAGCTTATTATTGCCGACTGCTGGCGTATCTAATTTGCCATTCAAAGCTGTCTGCAAGTCTGTTTGATCACTTAATGTCCCTGTGATCCCACCCCAAACAGCGCCTGGCGCTGCCAGAGCTGCTATAGCTTGAGCCACTCGCTCAGCAGTCCAAAGTCTGGTGGTGGTCGCAGTGCCCGCCTCTGCTTCTACTTGTGTGACGGTTTGGAGATTTGGAGCACTGATATCGCCATTACTTATGACGCCTGATTGGGTATATTTCCCAGCAATCGCAATCCACTTCCCGCCGCTTCCGTTAACTATAAATGGACTATTTGTTGTCGCAGTAATTGTGGAATCAAACAGATAAATACTGCATTGGCTTGGATCTCCATCCTCGTATAAAGCTATTAAATCTCCAGTAGATCCAGATTGGGACGATAACTCTGAACTTGGATCGTCAACGTCTGAAACAGCTATCCGCTCTACAACACCATCATCCCCATCATCACCTTTTGGGCCTTTTCCATAGAGCGTTAAAAAAATAATTCCGTTAGTTGATCCGATCTTAATAACCACACCCACGGGTATGCCAGTGTTTGTTGTAGTTAGATTCCCGGATGCGTCACTAAATAATTGGTCGTTTAACGTATACGCTGATGTATCTACATCATTTAGTCTTCCATATGCCGCTATATAAGCCGTTTGACCAGTAGCTATATCTGCTTGTGCTATCCCTGCAGCGGAATCTGACAAGGATGAAACCGGAACTATCTGAGGATATACTGAGCCAATACCGTTAAGCTTAACAACCTTGAGCTTAGTGATAGTAGATCCTGAATTATTCTCTACCTGCTCTTGAGACGGCGAATGTAAATCCGCTCCAACTAAGTACTTATGAAAAGACATTTATACCCCTATACCTTTACGACATCCCCACTATTATCAACCACAACCAAAGGACCAAGATCTTCCAAGTGTGAGCTTGATGCTGAATTATATGAGCTAAGCCTATAACCAGCTGAATTATATTCGTGTGTTAGTATATCCGAGTCTGAGGAAGTCCCGGATACTAAATCAAAGGTCCCGGTAAATACGTTAAAAGCATATCGTGCCATTTATGTCACCGTAACCGATGTTAGATTATCTCCCACATATCCCAATGTGAGAGTTCGGATCACTGTTGAATCTAAACTGTAAACAACCAATGTAACATTATCGCCAGTGTAGCTTAGCGTCACATTATCCCAGTTGCTTGGTATTGCTCCTGACAGAAGCGTTCTTACGGCTGTGTTTCCGTTAACGTCTTCTTGAAACTTATCAAGCTCTCTGTCGCTTAAGTTCCTGCTGATTGCCAAGTGACTGACCCTCTGTCTTGTCTAGCTTTTTATAATAGAACGCGATCCAGCGATTTCCATCCTTCTGGATGTCGAAGTATCGATACATCATTCCATTCTTAACGTTGTTAGAAAGCATCCGCCTCCGGAGTTCTTCCGGAGACGGAGCTTCTACAAAGTCAGGTATGTTAGTTACATCACCTGGTAGCATAATTCCTTAAGCAGGAACTGCGCCTGGCATATAGCCATGAACATAGAGAATAAATTTCCCAGCAGTCAAAGCTGCAGTCCCAACTGTCATGCTTGGAACGGCTGCGCCTGCATCAGGAATAACGTACTCAAGAGAGTGGTCGTTGGTGTCATCCCACAATAGGGCACCAGCAACTTCACCTTCTCGGATGGTAGAACCAGCGGTTAGACCCATGGTAGCCACAACATCCGCAAGGTATCCGTCCGTGTCATCTTCGTTTCCAAAGGTGATCGTTGGAGAACCTCCTGAAGTAATTGTCTCAGTGACAACTACAGAAACCCCTCTGACTACAAAGCCCGCTGGAAGTGCGTTGACATCAGCGGTCAAATCGATGTCAGAAACAGCTCCACCGTCACGACCAAAGTCGTAAGTGTACTTGAACATGGCCATTTGACCTTTAATAACGCTCATTGTTTCCCCTTTATTAGACTAATTTAGAAATACCAGTTCCAGACTGAAGAACTTTATATCCATAAAGTTGATCCAAGCTGTAACGGATACCAAGGTTTTGAAGATCTTTTTGCTCATCGAACTCTGGCATTTGCTGGAAAGCAAGCGCCATAGCTTCACGATGGAACATAAGAGCTTGAGCAGCAGTCAACAAAGTAGAGACTACGACCTTAACTCCGAAGACCTTACCGATTTCGCCGTTCTGAATTGGGGCCATAGAGCCATACTTTTCAGCGTTGATGAAATCAGCAACGTTCAGCATATCTTCTTCAAGCTCTGGAGCAATTG